GGTCTACTGTATAGAAAATAAACTAGATAACAAAAAATATGTTGGTATAACAAGAGGTGAAATTGTAGGAAGATTTAAATCTCATAAACGAATTGCTAAAAATCCAAATGATAAAAATCATTGTCACATACATAAGGCAATGTTTAAGTATGGTTTGGAAAATTTCATTGTTTATGAGATTGATTCGGCTGGGACCAAAGAAGAATTGTTGGAAAAAGAAAAACATTGGATTAAAAAATTAGATACCAAAAATAATGGTTACAATGAAACTGATGGTGGTGAAGGATGTTTTGGATGGAAAGCAACAGAAGAACAAAAAGAAGCCAATAGAAAAAGAAACATTGAAAGAACTAAAGATCCAAAATACAGAGAGTTTATATCACAAAGAACAAAAGAAGCTATGTCAAACCTTTCGGCCGAGGTTAAGAAAAAAATAAGCGATGTTGCAAAAAAGAATAGTGTAGGAAACAAACGCTCGTTAGGTAAAACTTGGACACTATCTGAAGAAACTAAAAAGAAAATAAGTGAATCTAAAAAAGGTTTCAAACATACCGATGAAGCAAAAAGAAAACTCAGTGAAAAAGCAAAATTACGAACAGGCAGAAAACACTCACCGGAAACAATAGAAAAAATGAGAATTGCAGCAACAAACAGAATAAGAAAGGTAGGAACCTAAAATTGCTACTTCTCCTTACTTCAATAATTATAACGCCAAGTATGATGAGCAAAGGCTTGTCGAAGACCTAATCAATGAAGCAATTCAGATGATGGGTTTCAATGCATTTTATCTACCAAATGATAACGATGCGGCCAGAGATTTGATTTATGGTGAAGATCCAGTCAAACAATTTAATACCGCTTTTGCAATTGAAATGTATTTGACAAGTGTTATGGGTCATGAAGGTGAAAAGGACTTCTTCTCTAAATTTGGTTTAGAAATTCGTAACCAAGTTAGTGTACTTGTTTCACGTAGAGCATTTGCACAAAGAGGACCGTCACTGAATAGACCTCGTGAAGGTGATTTGGTTTATATTCCATTCTTAAACGGTGCTGGTGAACTCTATGAAATCAAGTTTGCAGACCAAAACAAAGATGGTTTTATGTTAGGACGTAAGAATCCATACCACTATGAGTTGAGCCTAGAAAAATTCAAATATTCTCAAGAGGTTATTGCAACAGGTGTGGCAGAAATCGACCAAGCGGTTACAGATTCTGCATATACATTACATTTAAATACTGGTTCTGGAACAGGAACATATGACTTGACAGAGTTGGTATTCCAGTCTACAGACGGAACATATGCAAATGCAAGTTCAATTGCTACTGTACAAACATGGGTTCCATCTTCTAATACATTGTCGGTAACTAATATTGCAGGTGAGTTTATTGATGGCCAAGTCATTATTGGATTGACAAGTAATGCAAGATACTTATTGGCAACATTTGATCCACTACAGTCTCCTGCAATTAAAGAACCTTACGACAACAGTGTAATACAAACTTCTGCAAGCACATATGTGAACACATCAGAAACTAATCCGATTGGTGGTCTATAATGGCTAATGTATATTACAACCGAATGATTCGTAAATTGACGGTCGCTTTTGGTGATTTGTTCAATAACATTACACTTGTGCGTTACAATCCAGACCTAACTGAACAAGAAAGGTTCATTGTACCAATAGATTATGCGGCCAAAGAATTGTATGTAATGCGTTTACAGGGCGACCCAAACTTAGATAAAAAAGTTCAAATGACTTTGCCTCGCATGTCGTTTGAAATGACAGGAATGTCATATGACTCTTCCAGAAAGCAGATAACTAATACTAGAAATTTTGCTCAATCTGGCCAAAACACAATATCACAATATGCGCCTGTTCCTTACGATTTCGATTTTTCTTTATACCTTTATGTTCGCAACATTGAAGACGGAAACCAAATCATCGAACATATATTACCCTTCTTTGCGCCAGATTACACAGTAAAGGTGAATATGATTCCTGAGATGGGAATCGTTAAAGAGGTGCCAATCATTCTAAAGAATGTGGATTATAATGTAGACTTTGAAGGTGATAGAGAACACGACACCAGAATGATTATTTGGACACTGAATTTTACAGTCAAAGGTTTTGTTTTTGGTGCTTCTTCGGATGCTTCTCTAGGTATCATTAAGACATCTTTCACAAATGTATTGAACGACATCGAAGATTCTCAAAACGTGGTATTCAATGTCAATGCTGGTGGAACAGGAAATTATTCTCCAGGAGAAATGATTTACCAAGGAGCATCATTAGCAATGTCTGCGGCAACAGCAAAAGTTGTTGATTGGAGTTCCACAAATAAACAATTGGTTGTAACGACAGCCAAGGGCAATTTTATTACAGGTAAACCAATTATTGGTTCCAGAGACAATGCAAACTGGACATTATACGGTTACAACGTGGTACCAAAACAATATGCTAATATTGCAGTGACTCCTAATCCATCTAATGCAAATGCAAACAGCATTTATACATATACGACAACCATAACTGAAAAACCATGAGTACATTTGAAAAAAATATGGAAGAAATCTTTGATGTTGCCACCAAAGTTGAACCTGCACCGGTTCCTGTTGTAAAGAAAGAAGTCTTACCAGAATCAATATCTGAAGACAATTTGAAAGAAGACTTAGCTGATGCATATGAGCAGACAAAGGCCAATCTACAAGACTTGATCGACCAGGGCAAAGATGCTATGGAAGAAATTCTGCAAGTAGCAAAGAATAGCCAACACCCTCGTGCATTTGAGGTTTACGGAACTTTGCTGAAGAACGTGGTAGATGCCAATAAAGAACTTTTGTCCGTACAAAAACAAATGCGTGATATGGACAAAAAGAATTCACCAGCAGGTTCAACCACAATCGACAAGGCCATTTTTGTTGGGTCAACATCTGAATTGAACAAGTTGATTAAAGGTAAACAATGACCCTAGATTCTCGTGATTCGTATCGTGATAATCCGTTACTCAAAAAAGCTGGCGTACAGATAAAATTTACGCAGGAGCAGGTTGAGGAATACATTAAGTGTGCAAAAGATCCAGTTTACTTTGCAGAACGTTACATACAAATCGTTAACGTTGACAGAGGTTTAATGCCCTTTGAGATGTGGGACTTTCAACGAGACATGATTCGTTTGTTCCATGAGAATCGTTTCGTTATCACCAAGTGCCCCCGTCAGGTTGGTAAAACTACCACATCTGTTGCATATCTACTTTGGCTAACACTCTTTTCAGATACACAAAACGTTGCAGTTCTAGCCAACAAAGGCTCACTAGCACGAGACATTCTGGCCAAATACCAGCTTGCATATGAGAATCTTCCTATGTGGCTACAGCAAGGCATTATTACCTGGAACAAGGGTAACGTAGAACTAGAGAACGGTTCTAAGATTATGGCAGCATCCACATCGTCCTCAGCAGTTCGTGGTGGATCTTTCAACTGTGTATTCTTGGACGAATTTGCTTTCGTTCCTGGAAACATTGCTCATGAATTCTTCAACTCTGTTTATCCTGTTATCTCATCTGGTAAGTCCACAAAGATTATTATCGTTTCTACTCCAAACGGCATGAATCTATTCTACAAGTTGTGGATGGATGCGATTGGTAAGAAAAACGGATACAAGCCATTTGAAATTCACTGGTCGATGGTACCAGGAAGAGATGAAAAATGGAAAGAAGAAACGATACGAAACACTTCACTTGAACAGTTCCGACAAGAATTTGAATGTGAGTTTTTGGGTTCTACAAACACATTGATTTCTGGTCAAAAACTGGCTCAAATGGTGTACAAAGACCCATCATCAACACACGATAATGTCAACATATACGAGATGCCAATCAAGGAGGATGGAGAAAAACAAAAAGACCATTTGTATGCCATCTGTGTTGACGTATCAGAAGGCAAAAACCTGGATGCATCGGCATTCTCGGTGTTTGACATATCGGTGTTACCATATAAACAAGTAGCAACATACCGAAGCTCATCTATACATCCAGTTTTGTTCCCAACCGTAATCTATAATGCGGCTAGGTTGTATAATGATGCGTATGTTTTAGTTGAAATTAACAACACTCCACAAATTGCAGAGATTTTACACGCAGAATTGGAGTACGAGAACTTGTGGAAAGTGTTCACAGGTAATAAGAAACCACAACAACTGTCTGCCGGGTTTGCGAGAGGTGTACAGTTAGGCTTAAAAATGTCACCACAAGTTAAGCGTATAGGTTGTTCTAACCTAAAAATGTTGATTGAAGGTGACAAACTTCAGGTTAATGATTTCGATACGATTTCAGAATTGACGACATTCGTACAGGATAAGAACTCCTTTGCGGCTGAAGAAGGTGCAAATGATGACTTGGTTATGACAATGGTGTTATTTGCATGGGCAACAACACAGAAATACTTCAAAGAAATTGTAAGTCACGACATCCGTAAACAACTTCAACTCGAAACCTTGAACCAAGTTGACGATGAAACTCTGCCGGCACCCATCATCGATGACGGAAGAGAACACAATTTAGAACTTATGGACGGCGATTTATGGGATTCCAGCATCGGCGGAGATACATATGGCTCTTTTGTCAGAGACATGTTACGAAATCTGTAAAAATGGTCTTTCATAAATATTCACATGGTATAAACTACCAATAACAGAATAATCAAGGAGAAGAAACAAATGGCTCAAATTGCTCAATTATCTCCAGGCGTACTTGTAACAGAAACCAACTTAACAACAGTTGTACCTTCAGTTCTAACTACGGCCGGTGCATATGCAGGTGCCTTTACTTGGGGTCCAGCAAATAAAATTACTCAGATTGACACTGAAAAAACACTCGTAAATACTTTTGGTCAACCAGACTCAAACACAGCTTCATCATTTTGGACAGCCGCTTCGTTCTTGGCTTACGGCAACAACCTTCAAGTTGTTCGTGCAATTGATGCAAATACATTGAACTCTACAGCAACAGGAACAGGCTATCAAGTTCCAAACAAAGATGTATTCCAATACAGCTTGTTGGCTGGACCAAACGGCAACAGCTACGGTGCATTCATGTCTCGTTATCCAGGCGCACTAGGAAACTCTCTAACAGTTTCGGTTATTGACGCAGGTTCAACTACTGCTCAATTTGCGGCATGGAACGTTGCAGTGTCTAATACAACCACAGCTAACGCAAGCACAATTTCTTTGGCAGGTTACTTCAACGGATTGCCAAGCACATCTTACAATACTGGACGAGTTGGTGGTGCAAACGACCAAATTCACGTAGCGGTTGTTGATACTGGTGGTTTGTTCTCTGGTGTTAAAGGTACTGTTTTAGAAACATTCCCATTCTTGTCTAAAGCATCTGATGCTATCGATCAAAATGGCCAATCAAGCTACTACAAAAATGCAGTTTTCAATAACTCAAAATACATTTATGCAGTAGACCCAGTTAACTACATTGCTACAAACGGCACATGGGGTAAAACAGCGGCTAACACCAATTTTACAACATTATCTGGAACATATACATTACCGTTGAGTGGTGGTACAGATGCATCAATTACTGATGCAGATATTATCACCGGAATGTCTTATTTCTCTGATACAGCACAAACAGCAATTTCGTTGTTGATGACTGGACCATACACAAACACAGCAGTACAAACACAAGCAATCACTATTGCTTCTACACGTAAAGACTGTGTTGCATTTGTTTCTCCACCACAATCTTCTGTTGTTAATAACGTAGGAAGCGAAGTTTCAAGTATTCAATCATGGATTAGCGGCCTAAGTTCTCTAGCTGGCGGACCATCAGGTTCATATGCTTTTGCTGATTCTGGTTGGAAATACTTGTTCGACCGTTACAACAACACATACCGTTGGGTTCCATTGAACGGCGATATTGCTGGTCTATGTGTATACACAGACTCACAAAATAGTCCATGGTGGTCTCCAGCTGGTCTGAATCGTGGTATCATTAAGAATGTTATCAAGTTGGCTTTCAACCCAACACAAGGTAACCGTGACTCGTTGTACCAAGTTGCAGTTAACCCTGTTGCTTCATTCCCTGGTCAAGGAACAGTATTGTTTGGTGACAAGACTCTACAATCACAACCTTCAGCGTTTGATCGTATCAACGTTCGTAGATTGTTCATTGTTCTGGAACAAGCAATTGCTAAAGCCGCACAATACTCATTGTTTGAATTTAACGATGCATTTACACAAGCGCAATTCGTTGCTTTGGTAACTCCATTCTTGCGTCAAGTTCAATCACAGCGTGGTATTACAGCGTTCCAAGTTGTTTGTGATTCAACAAATAACACTCCTTCTGTTGTTAATAACAACCAGTTCGTTGGTGATATCTACATCCAGCCTGCTCGTTCTATTAACTACATCCAGTTGAATTTTGTTGCCGTTGGTACTGGTGTTAACTTCTCCACAATTAGCAACACCACAGCGTAATAAATAATCAACATATAGGAGATTAAAATGGCATTTCAAATTAGCGAATTCACAAGTGCGTTACAACAGGATGGCGCACGTCCGAATTTATTCCAAGTTGTAATGACCGGTCTACCAAACGGCGCTGGCCAATCTGGCCAGCCTTTTTCGTTCTTGTGTAAGGCTGCTCAACTACCTGGTTCAACTATCGGTACAGTTCCACTTTACTACTTCGGTCGTGAAGCAAAGTTTGCAGGAAATAGATCATTCGCAGATTGGACAGTAACAGTTATTAACGATGAAAACTTCACAGTTCGTAACTCTATCGAATCTTGGATGAACAGCATCAACAGCAATGCAGGTAACGTTAGACTGGCACCTACCGTAATTGGTGGTGGTTCCGGCAATCAGCCATATGCTATCGATGCTACTGTTAACCAATTTAGCAAGACGGCTACAGCAGGTTCAAACGGCGTAATCAAGTCATACAGTTTTGTTGGCATGTTCCCAGTCGATCTATCTCCAATCGATTTAGATTGGGGCACAAACGATACAATTGAAGAATTCTCAGTAACATTCTCATATCAATACTGGACTTCTAACACAACAAGCTAAAATTTGTTGTATACATAAGAGAGGGCTTAGGTCCTCTCTTTTATGTGTTTTTTGAAATGGAATTAAAAAAATATGGCCCAAAAGTTTAGTCTCTTTGGTTTTACAATTTCTCGTCAAGAGGAAGAAAACCAAAAATCAACCCAGCAGTCGTTTAGCCCACCGGCAAGCGATGATGGTGCATTAACGATTACTTCCGCCGCATATTATGGAACATATGTTGACCTAGATGGTACAGCAAAAAATGAAGTAGAACTTATATCCCGCTATCGTGAAATGGCGATGCAACCTGAAATTGAATCGGCGATTGACGATATTGTTAATGAAGCAATCTGCCAAGACGATGACGGCAAGATTATTCAGATCGTTCTGGACGATTTAAAACAACCAGACAAGATTAAGAAAGCCATCAAAGAAGAATTCAATACAATCATGAGATTGTTGAATTACACCAACATGGCTCAAGACATTTTCCGCAGATACTATATTGACGGTAAAATGTATTACCACATTATTATTGATCGTGAAAACCCAACACAGGGCATCAAAGAATTACGTTACGTTGATCCTCGTAAGATGCGTAAGATTCGTGAAATCAAGAAACAAAAAGATGAACGAACAGGCGTAGAGGTAATGAATGTTGTTAATGAATATTATATCTACAACGACAAAGTTACTTCAGGATCTTCCACAAATTATGGTCCAGTTGGCACTCGTATTACTACAGATTCAGTTATTTCTGTTGTCTCTGGACTTATGGATTCTCGCCGTGCGGTGGTATTATCTTACCTCCACAAAGCAATTAAGCCATTGAACCAGTTGCGTATGATTGAAGATGCGACAGTTATCTATCGTATCTCTCGTGCACCAGAACGTAGAATTTTCTATATTGACGTTGGTAACTTGCCTAAATTGAAAGCAGAACAATACCTACGTGACATTATGGTCAAGTATAAGAACAAATTGGTATATGATGCCAACACAGGTGAAGTCCGAGATGATCGTAAATTCTTGTCCATGATGGAAGACTTCTGGTTACCACGTAGAGAAGGTGGCAAAGGTACTGAGATTACTACACTACCAGGTGGACAGAACCTAGGTGAATTGGAAGACGTTAAGTACTTTGAGAAGAAACTATATAAATCATTAAACGTTCCTGTGTCTAGGCTTGATCCAAATAGTTCTGGATTCTCATTAGGTCGTGTAGGTGAAATCACCCGTGACGAATTGAAGTTTTCTAAGTTTGTTGGCCGTCTACGTAGCAAGTTTTCAGATTTATTTGACCAGTGTTTAAGAGCACAATGTGTTCTTAAAGGTATTTGTACTGCTGAGGAGTGGAGTGAATTTAAAGAACATATCCACTACAACTTCATCAAAGACAATAATTTCACCGAGCTTAAAGAAGCTGAGTTGATGCAACAAAGATTAACTTTGTTGGGTGCAGTTGATCCATACACAGGTCGTTATTTCTCACAAGCATGGATTCAACGTAATGTATTGCGCTTGAATGATGATGAAATCAAAGTCATGCAGTCTGAGATTGAAGAAGAAAAAGAAGCTGGTATTGGTTTACCTGTGTCTGTTACGAATGATGTTGCACAACAACAAATGATGTCTCAGATAGATATGGAAGGCAATGAGCACCAAAATAAGTTAGATATGAAGTTGGACCAAAGTAAGGAAAAGAATCCTGCTAAACAAGACTATAACGAAAGTTATTCACCAACTTTAGAGATTGTAAAACGAGTAATCAATTAAGGAAATAAAATGGACGCAAGACAACTAATAGACTATGCCGCACAAGATGATGCAGTTAATTTTAGAGCCGCTTTGTATGCTTCTATCCACGATAGAGTAACAGCACACATTGAAGCTAAGAAGCAAGAAATTGCTCAGGGTTTAATTATACAGCAAGAAGAAGAAGCTAAACCAAAAATGAAAAAAGAAGATGAGAAGTTTCATCTTAAAAAAGAAGAAGAAAAACCTACACACGGTGAGTAATATTTAAGACATAAATATATAACATCACTAAAATAGTAACGCCATGGCAAAATTTACATATCAAGTATTAAGAGATACGAACACAGATTCTGTGATTAAAATCACAGGTGCATTTTCCGATTCAACACCGGAAGCTAACGGTTCTCGCATCCAAGCAAACTCATTGGCATTTACTTTAGCAACAAATGGTTATCCAGTTGCTAACAGCCAAGGTGGTTCATCTAACACCTTTTTGTCATACTATGATTTGCAAGTTACTGGTGTAAAATATTACGTCAACTTTCCAACAAACACTGTTGGTGGTGTCGAATTATATTGGAATGGAGCTGGAGCAAACTGGGCGGCACAATATGCAAACTCTGCAACAATTTTCCATTTGAACGGTGATGGTGAATTTGGTCTAGGTGAGCAATTGCCGGCCATTATCAATAACTCAGGCAACACAGTTAATGGCGTGGCCGTTGCTAATACTATGGGAAATGGCGACATAGGCGTTGTAACAACCGGTGGTGTAGCAAATGCGGCTTATACACTAATTGTTTCATTACGTAAGAATAACAATATGTACTCTCGCGGCCAGTTCCAAGATCCTGCGGCATTCAACTACAAGCCATATGGTATTACACCTTAAGGAACAATTATGGCAAATATTTACACTTATCAAGTTTTAAGAGACACAACAGAAAAGGCAGTTATCAAATTAACTGCTAACTTTGATGGTACAGGAAATGAATACAACGTTTCACGTATTGCGGCCAACACACTTTCTGGAGCTTTAGCAACTAACGGATATCTTGTTGCGAACAACCAAGGCGGTTCAGCAAATACACCACTATCATATTATGGTTTGACTGTTACGAGAATTGGTTACAACATTGCTTCACAACAAAAAGGTTATGTTGAGTTGTTCTGGACAGGAAATGGTGCCGCAAACAACTTACCTATCATGAATATGGATCTTTGTGGTGAATATAGTGAAGACCAAGGTATGGTTTCTATTCCAAACAACGCAGTTGGTGCAACAGGCGATATTGGTGTTACGACTGTAGGTTTGGTTGCAAACTGTGCTTACACATTGATTATTGAATTACGTAAAGAAAATCAATACTACCAGCGTGGTCAGTTCAACGATCCTGCCGCATTCAACTACAAACCATATGGATTGACACCATGAAATTAATCAAAGAAATCAATGAAACGGTTAATTACCTTTCAGAATCAAAAGACGGAAAAAAAGAACTTTTTATTGAAGGTCCTTTTCTAGTTTCGGAGAAGAAGAATCGCAACGGACGTCTATACGAATTTAATACGATGAAAAAAGAAGTTCATCGTTACACAGAAGAATACATCAATAAGAATCGTGCATTTGGCGAACTCGGCCATCCAGATTCACCAACTATCAATCTTGATCGTGTTTCACACATGATTGTTGGTTTGCGTGAAGATGGTACGCAATGGATCGGCAAAGCGAAGATTCTTGAAACACCAATGGGTAACATTGCTCGTCAACTGATTGAGGGTGGTGCACAGCTAGGTGTTTCTTCACGAGGTATGGGCTCATTGAAAAGCGTTAACGGTGTTAATGTTGTTCAGCCCGATTTTTATCTGGCCACAGCGGCGGATATTGTAGCAGATCCTTCTGCACCTGGAGCTTTTGTTCAAGGTATCATGGAGGGTAAAGAATGGATGTTGGTCAATGGTGTTTGGACTGAAGTAGATCACGCTGAAGCTGTAAGAGAAATCAAACATGCATCTAAGGCACAGATCGAAGCAGTAAGTCTTCGCATTTGGGAAAACTTCATCAAAAAACTATAACCTATAAATATTCAATATAAAATCAAGGAGATTTTTAAATGTCAAGATTCAAACTATCAGAAGCCGCTACCGCTATCCTAGAAGGTTCTAAAGAAACTTTTGCGGCTAACGTGGCAGCTAAACAAGGTCAACGTGGCCAAGACGCTCACAAAATGGGTGAAGTTGGTGACCAAAAACTAAAGGCAGCTGTTGCTTATGGCCAACACGATGCAGGTATCGTTGGTAAATCGCCAGAAGAAATGGATGACGGTCTACCAGATTACCTAAAAGGTACTCCATCAGCAACTCCTCCAGGTGCAACTCCTCCAGTTGGTTCAGAGAAAGATGGCGTTGGTATTTCTAAGCCAAAAAATCAACCACAAGAAACAATGGGTCGCAAAGATGTTATGCACCCTGCACAATCTACTGCTGACCAATATGATGCTATCCGTGATCGTATCATGGGTAAAATGCCAGCACAAACAATGCAAAAGAACCCAGGTGCTACTTTCCAGAATTATGCTGAAGGTCTAGACATGTCTGAAGACGTTCGTGCTTTGTTGGACGGTGAAGGTCTGTCAGAAGAATTTGCTACAAAAGCTACAACAATTTTTGAAGCCGCTGTTATGTCTCGCATCGAAAAGATTGCAGAGCAAGTTGAGGCTCAATTGGTTGAACAATTTGATTCTGCTGTAGAACAAGTTAAAGAAGATTTGGCTGCTAAAGTTGATGACTACTTGAACTACATGGCAGAAGAATGGATGAAAGAGAACGAATTGGCAGTTGAGACTGGCCTACGTAACGAAATCGCTGAAGATTTCATCAATGCTCTACGTAACGTATTCGTTGAACACTACATCGACATTCCAGAAGACAAAGTTGACGTTGTTTCCGAAATGGCAGAAAAAGTTTCTGAATTGGAAGACCAACTAAACGAACAAATCAATTCTGCTATCGAAATGAGAAAAGAATTGAACGAACACAAAAAACATGAGGCTATCTACGCAGTGTGTGAAGGCCTAACGCAAACTCAAGTAGAAAAATTAAAATCACTCGCAGAGGGTGTGGAATTTACTACTGAAGAAGAATTTGCGGCAAAACTGTCAACTCTAGTTGAATCTTATTTCTCTAAAGCTGACGTTAAAGTTGCAGACAATTCTGCTTTGGATGATGAAGTCCACATCGAAGAAGAAAAGAAGACTACCAAGTCAACTGATCCTTTGATGGAACAATATGCAAGCGTGATTTCTAAATCACTAAAATAATAAATAAATTTACAGTTTCAAAAATAAGGAGAACATTCACATGTTTATGACTGAAGAACTACAACAAAAATGGCAACCAGTTCTGGAGCACCCAGAGTTGGCAGCTATTGCAGACCCATACAAGAAAGCTGTTACAGCACTTGTTTTGGAAAATCAACACCAAGCTATGCGTCAAGACGCTAGAATGTTGAACGAAACTCTTTCTGACGCTGGTCCTACCAACGTTACGACTGGTGTTTCCAACTTCGACCCAATCTTGATCTCTTTGGTTCGCCGTTCATTGCCTAACCTAATCGCTTATGATATTGCTGGCGTTCAGCCAATGACTGGTCCTACAGGCCTGATCTTCGCAATGCGTGCACGTTACAATGCTCAAGCAAACACAAACGCAGAAGCATTCTACAACGAAGCTAACACCATTTTCTCTGGTGTGAACTCATCTGCTAACCCATACGGTTTCACAGGTACTAACACATCTGATGCAAACACATGGTTCCAGATCAACGCTTCTGGTACAGCTAACACTACTTCTGGTATTGGTATGCCTACAACTACTGCTGAATTGTTAGGTTCAGAAAGTGGTCCAGCATTCAACCAGATGGCATTCTCAATCGAGAAGGTTACTGTTACTGCTCAAAGCCGTGCGTTGAAAGCAGAATACTCACTAGAACTTGCTCAAGACTTGAAAGCAATCCACGGTCTTGACGCTGAAACAGAATTGTCTAACATTCTGTCTACAGAAATTCTAGCTGAAATTAACCGTGAAGTTATCCGTACAGTGTACAACACTGCTAAGATCGGTGCTCAGTATGGTACTACTACCGCTGGTTACTTCGACTTGGATACTGACTCTAACGGTCGTTGGTCTGTTGAACGTTTCAAAGGTTTGATTTTCCAAATCGAACGTGATGCTAACGTTATTGCAAAACAAACTCGTAGAGGTAAAGGTAACGTTCTGATCGTTTCTTCAGACGTTGCTTCTGCTATGGCTATGGCTGGTGTGTTGTCTTACACTCCATCGCTACAAGCTGACCTACAAGTTGACGATACAGGCAATACATTTGCTGGTATGTTGCACGGTCGTATCAAAGTGTACATCGATCCATATTATGGCGG